GTGTCTCGCGCTCTGAATCCGTCGAAAGCGGAGACCAAATTGTAGTAATAGGAAGCACAGGTCAATCTACTGGACCACATCTTCATTGGGGTTGCACAATTATGGACAACCCTTATTTTTCTAGATCTAAAGGCTTAAATGATCCGCTTAACTTTTTATTCGATGGATTTAAAGGAAAGCCTATTGCAGATTACCTGCTTGATCCTGATGCTGAAGATATTGACGAGCAACAGAAAAAAGCTAATGACATGATGGATGCTGCGCAGAGCATATTGAATGACATTATTGATACACTACAAGGCAAAGAAGAAGATATGGAGTAACTATGGATAAAGGTACAAAAAAGAAAAAAGGGCGGAGGTATTAATGCCTGAAGAATATAGAGATATTTTAGAACGTGCTACGTCAACTGCTGTCCAGGCTGCGGTCGGAGTAATAGCAGGTATGAGCATAGCTGATATCGACATGGATGCTATGGCGCTAATTGCTACAGTAGTAGTGAGTGCTTTTGTTAGTGTTGTTAAGTCTGGCGTAGCTCAAAAGTTAGTAGGAGATGATACAGCTAGTTTGGTTACTCTAAAACGAGATCCAAAAACTGGCAGATTTATTTCCGCAAAGAAGGGTAAAAATAATGGATAGAATGGAACGTAGTTTAAATATAAAAGCAGTAGCTGAAGCAACGCTTGCTTCTGAGGCTCCAGAACCACAACCTGAGCCAACACCTGAAGAAGCTGCTACAAAGAAACCAGTTGCTAAAAAGAAAACCTCTGCAAAGAAAAAATCTTCGTAGTTTAAATGGCAGACGAAACTGAGTAGGTAAATTGTTCGAGGCTTTCAGTAATGAGATTGAAATTAGGAAGCGAGATGATTAATGGACTTTAGCAACATCAAGATGTCGATAGGCATTGTCATTGCCATCATCGCTCAAGCATTCGGAATAATTTGGTACGTCGCTCAGTTGGATTCCACAGTGGGAAGTCTTTCCTCTACCGTTGGAGTTATTCAGGAAGAACAAACCACCGTTGATATCGCAGTGTTGCAAAACGACATTGAAGCACTGAAGGACAAAATCGCCATGACTCAGGAAATGGCTAGAATGTACACTGTCGGCAAAGCGTTCGACTCGTCAGACTTAGAGGAATCTATCGAGGATCTTGAAGATCGCGTAGATGATTTGGAAGATGACTGATGTATCAGTATAGAGTGACTCTTGATCGTGTTGTCGATGGCGATACTGTTGATGTGCATATAGATTTAGGGTTCGATGTGTGGTTGTCAGGTCAAAGAATACGACTCATGGGGCTAGATACATGGGAAAGCCGAACAAGAAACCTTGAAGTTAAAGCAAAGGGTCTATTAGCTAAGGAGTTTACTAAGCGCTCAGTTTCTGAAGTTGAAGAAATAATACTTATCAGTCATGGTCGTGGTAAATATGGTCGAATACTTGGTGAGTTAATTTGCGATGGCGTAAATCTAAATGATGCACTTATTGAAAATGGTCATGCTGTTGAGTATTACGGTGGAACTAAGACTTTAAAGAGTTAGGTGCGACTAGGGAGATGACTAGGAAGCATACCGGGAAAGGACCGGATTCCCTAGTCACACCATTTATTGACTGCTGCGATGGAGGTTATAGCGTCAATAGTCTCCACTGTATCATATGTAGTCAGGTTGGGAAATTTAATTTTACTCGCGGCAGTCGAACATCTGGTATTACAAATAATACTTTTTTAAAAAAGATTTTTTTATGCGGTGGTTTTTGTGGAGTAGAATTCGACGAGTTCTTCGATGTCTTCTGGGTGTGTTGTAGTTCCATTGGGCAATTCCTTTATCTTAAAACCATGCTCATGAATGAGATCGCTAAAGCCATCCATCTCATCCATCCATTCTTCGAGTATACATTCACAGTCGTAGAAATGTTCGTCATGGTACGTACACCACCAGTCTTCGCACATCTCGCAACGAATTTCGGTTGCGTCTTCGTACTCGACTAAACGTCGTATGGGTTTTCCATCTGGGGAGATTAAAAAATTGGGCAAAATAAAATCCTCTCTTTCAAGAGGATCTTACTATAAATTAGTAGCGGACAGTGACGAGCAGGAAAAACGAATTAAAAAAACCTACTCGTCCTGCCCACTAGAAAGAGGAAGCACCGGAACAGGAAGTGCTTCAATTGATTATATCCCAAAACCTCCCTGCAATGTAGCCATTTCTTTGTATTGGTTACACCATGTAGAGACAGTGCAATATGATTCGCAGCGTCTTGGCGTACCTGGCCTCGTCTCAATCATCATGCCTTGCTTGCGATTGTCTGATAGCCATTGTGCCGCCTCATTATAATTATCGAATACTTTCCTAGCTCTAGGTGCGGTAGCACTTGTTTTAACTGCGTAGGTGGTTTCACCTTGCCATCTTTCTTCCTGCGAGCAAAGAACTAATTGCGTATCTGGCTGTTCGATAGCCTCCCTGTGCAACGCCACGCGCTCTGAAAGATAATCTAATGTAGTTTGTTTATTCCATATTGGCACTTTTACTACTGCGGCTTTTTCTGGTGGGTAATCTTTAGTACGCTTTGACATGGCTTCTGACCAGTCACGAAACAAATATACAATTTCCAGTCCTCGTACTTCATACCCATTAGCCTCAGCTAACAGTTTGTACAGGTTCAATTGCCTAATCCTGTCTTCCTTCATACCAAAAATAAATTCCCACACTGAGACTCGCTTGTAGTCTTGGATAACCTTGCGCTCCATATCGAAATAATCAACTGCTCCAGTTACCTTTACTCCATCATGCTCAGCATGAAACCTTTTCTCTACTATCCCTTCAGTAATTTTGATTTGCTTTCCTGCTTGTTCTAGCAGATAGTGAACGGCTTTACCATCAAACATATACAGCATGTCTAGTGCGTCTTGTTGCACGTATTCTGCGTATCTGCTCTTAAGCTGAGAAATTCTTGGTGAGTCTATTAGCTCAGTCACCGAAAAATCTGCGTCACCTTTAGAGTAATTATCTTCACTTAATGCTAGGACTATTGGTCTAGGCAGGTTAGCTTTGTTCGTTATTTTCATAAAAATTGTTCCCTTCACCTTCAAAAAACATGCTTCCTTTTCCTTCGTATATTTCTTTAATCAAAAAGAATCGAGCCTTAGAACCTTTGGTGTAAATTTTTATTACTCCTCCTGCTGACTTATCCGACTCTGTAGCTGCCAGTTTGAGTTGGCCCGTGGCCTTCTCCAACCATGTTGGGGTCTTTGATTGTGTTGATTTAATCTCGTAGACTGAGAACGCATTCTCAACATCCGTATGCGGTCTTGACTTGTCGAGGTTTCTTTTCCCTCCAACGATTTCTGCCGCTCTGTTTTCATACACCTTACCTCTTGCTCTGTTATTTCTATTCCTTTTCTTAATAGCTTCCTTAGCTAGTCCATCATCATCCATTGTCTCTATCTCTTTCTGTTTGTAGTATCCCATTATGCCAATGTCCAACCTTCTTCAGTTTTTGTTATCAATCCATCACGCTCAAACCTATTCAATTGAGAACGTAATGACTTCACCTTTTTAGTATCTGCTTCGATTTCAAGTATTGACGCGATATCATTCAAGCTCATCTGCGTATCTTGCAACAGGCCTAAGATTTCATCCTTTCGAGATTTCTTTTCCTTGCTCTGTTCTTGCATTAATTTCACTTGGCTAAAATCCATTGGCGATAAATAAATACCACCATCTGGGTCGTCGAACGTAACCTCTAAAGCAAAGTCGTCAAGCGGTGCAGAAATATTTGTCTTCCTGTTTTTAAACTTGACTACAAACTGTTCCTTAGTAACTTCATCCCGTTCAACAAAAAATGTCGCCCGAGCAGACGAGTGCCAAAAGGTAGAGCCGAATGGTTTCTTCGTGGCTTCTCGCTTCATAGCAGGAGTCGATAGTGCGGACTTAGTAATATGACATATCACTACCACTGTTATATCGTCACCTAATCTGGCAAGCGCATTAAAAAAAGTCAATGCTGACTCAGCTTCTTCAGGCTTTCCACCACAAGCTAGTGCCCCGGAGTCAATCACAATAAATCCTATGCCATGTCTCTCAATGTACATGCGTAGACGTTCGACTAAATCATTTAATGCTACGCCTCTGGCGTTCTCATAAAACATGCGTCCTTTTTGTGGGACTATGCCTAATGCGTCCTGCATTCTTCTGGTGTAGCGAATGAAATTGTTTTCGTCGTTCTCGTAATCAAGCAACATCATTTTAGTTGGCACTGTCTCACGTCCTGCCCACGGGTGACCGTATGCAACACAGGTAGACAATTGCAATAGGCTCGTAGTTTTTAAGCTCGAGCCATCACCAAACCATAATGAAACGGAGCCTTCTGGTATTGTTTCCTGTACCAAAAATCTGTACTCAGGCGGTTCTTCAGCCTCTGCTTGATCGGATAAAGTATCGTCAACAAATACTGCTGTCGTCACCATGCCAATAGCTTTGTTTAGGGTCGGCGCCCAATCTATTTCAAATCCAGAAAATACTTGCTTAGCTTCACGTATCCACGCTTGCCTAGCACTGGTAGACATGAGGTTTAACCGAGTTCGGAAGTTCTCATTATCCACAGTAATAGTTGCATCAGCTTGTACTGCGCCTCGCTGTGGTATCACTCCAGAAAATTCAAGTTGCAAAATCCCACTAATAGTAGGTAGTTCAACTTTATATTTATCGTGCTCAAGGTGAATTAAGACAGGTTCAGATCTCTTCAAGAGGCCATCAATGTCTCCACCAGTAG